AATACAGGTCTTTCCCGAGTGGGCCAATGCCGAAAAACGGCGGTCAGCCTTATACGGGGAGATCCAATTAGTTGCAGGTAGTAAGTTTTCAACTGTTGCGAAGAAACGCACGATTAGACGCACCATCTGCAAGGAGCCCACGTTGGACATGTTTTTCCAATTGGGCTTAGGCGCGCTTGTAACGAAGCGCCTTAACATGCTTGGTATACGTCTTTCAGATCAGCCCTTTGTCAATAAGGGTCTGGCGCGGCAGGGATCGATCGATGGCAGTTATGCCACGATTGATCTCAAATCCGCGTCCGATCGTATAGGACTCAAAATGGCCGGGTCATACTTCCCCCGGCTGGTTGGTCTCGCACGCTCAGTGTCTAGCCATCAAACAGAGTATCGAGGACGAGCAATCGACCTCCACATGCTCTCAACAATGGGGAACGGTTTTACATTTCCGTTCCAAACACTGCTGTTTGCAACCGTGGTCCGCGCCTGCTGGCTAGTACAGTACAATACGCTAGCCCGTAGAAATGGAAAGACTTGGGGTGTCTTTGGTGATGATATTGTGGTGCCCGTCGAGATGTTCGACGACGTATCGCGATTATGTCACCTCCTAGGTTTTGAAGTTAACGTGGATAAGAGTTACCGTGATGGTAACTTTCGTGAGTCCTGTGGAGGAGACTTCGTCCTTGGAACGGACGTTCGTGGCGTTTACGCCAAGTCTCTTAAGCAACTACAGGACAGGTACAGCGTAGCAAACCGGCTCTTGTTATGGTCGGTTAGAGAGAAAATACTTCTCTTCGACACATTGGCGTTCTTGCTGGACGGTGTGCCTAACAGGTACATCCCCATCTGGCGAGATGTCAATGCTGGGCTACGTGCGCCGTTCGTCGTAACCGACATGTCAGGTAAGTACAAATACTGGCATGCACGGAATGGCGAGCTGCGGCTACCCATGGAAGGCGATGGTGGTAACTATATCGCTTTCCTAGGGGGTTACCTGCGCTCTCCTGATCGCCCTTGTAAAGTACGTAACACAAGTTACGTACCAAGCGAGGTCGGTTGGGGGAGTGCGCAACACGGTGTGATTGGGATACCACCTCCTCGATCCGAGGAGACCCAATACACGCTACGGCGGAGCAGCTGTCCCATGAGTCTTTGGGATAGTTGGACGCCGGTTGGGTCGGGCTATATCAGCACGACAGACAGCGG